AAAAGGTCCCGCTTCCCCGAGAAGTGGCGGAGGCGCTCGCTAAACTCCAAGAGCAAAACCGAATGTGGAGTCCGAACGCACAGCATTATAACATGATCGATTCGTTAATCGGTGTCATGCGTGGAACTGCAAGAGCAAATCGGCCACTTGCAACAGTGACAAAATGGGTTGCTGATAGCTACGACCGGCGCGACTTGATCATCAAGGCTGTCGTCAACGGCTACACAGTGGAGGAGCGGCAAACCTTCCAAACGAACCGCAAGCTTGATGCCTCCGAAATCCGCGCTCTGCGCAACTGGTACAAAGGAGCATTGTTGCGGATGGAGGACGGCACCGACCCGGACGGGTTCGCAAAAGAAGCGATCGAGGAAGTGGCTCTTTATCTCGGCGGCGCGGAATTACTGAAAGACGTAAGTACGTTTTGCAAAAACCAACTGGAGCGGGAGAACGCAGCCAAAAGCGGGTGAGGTGAATGACCGGCCCCCAACTCGAAGACGGGTACACCCGGATTGCAAATGAAATTCTGGAGCAAGTGGCGCGGCATCGCTTCAACGGAACGCAGCTTCGCATCCTGCTGATCATCTGGCGCTACACATACGGATACAAGCGGAAAGAGGCGGAATTTTCGCTTTCGTTTCTCGCCTCCACGATCGGCGCGGCCCGCAGTCAAGTCGACCGCGAATTGACAGCGCTGATCGAGCGGAACGTGCTGGAAGTGGTTGGGGGCGGTTCTGGTCGCCCCCGCCTGCTCCGCTTCAACAAGAATTCCAGCGCATGGATTGACCGTCCAATCCAGGAGCAGAAGAAGCGGGAGCCACCAAAGCCGAAGAAGAAGCGGGAGAAACGCACATATGCCGAGGACAGCACCTATTACAAAATGGCCGCCTACTTCCACCAGCGCGTCGTCGAGATGGCGGAATCGATCGGTTTCAACCACGCGAGCATTGCGAAGGCGGACCTCCAGAAGTGGGCTGACGAGTTTCGGCGGCTGGTCGAGAACGACAAGGTGACGGACAAGCGCCTCATTCGCGACGTGATCGACTGGGTGACGGCAGACGAATTCTGGCGCGTGAACGTGATTTCGGCCAAGAAGCTGCGCGAGAAGTTCCCGGACTTGGTGTTGCGAATGAAGGCGCGAACGGGCGCCCCGAAGCGCAATCCAGAGCCGCCCAAGGAATCCATGATCGACCGTCTCGCTGCCGCGCAGGAGTGGATAGAAGCAGGGGGTGACCCATACGACTTCGAACCTGACTGACCTTTCTGCCGAAGCAGCCGTACTCGGGTCAATCCTGCTCAAGGCCGAGGTGCTCGACGAGATTACTTTTCTCGAAGCGCGGGACTTCGCAAGCAAGCGACACGAACTGATTTATAAAGTCATGCGCTATCTACACGAACGCGACCGGCCCGTCGACATCGTGACTATTACCGAACATTTTCGTCGGCACGATCGGCTGGAGGATATGGGCGGCGTCTCGTACCTATCCGAACTGGCCGGATCAGCGCCGACAGCAGAGAACGCCCGATATTATGCCGAGATCGTCCGCTCGAAGGCGCACCGCCGGCGCGGTCAAGAACTGGCGCGGAAGATCATCGCGGCGACCGAGGATGACTATGAGAGCGACGAGGACTACTTCGCGGCAATCGACGAGTTGGTGGACGACATCCGACCGGAGAAAGAGTCGGGTATGATCGGACTCGCGGAGTCCCGGGATGACTATTTTCGGCACCTGAAAAGCAAAGCGCAGAAACTGCGCACCGGATTTAAGATGCTCGATGAGTGGTCGGGCGGATTATGGCTCGGATGGATGTTCGTGCTGGCCGGGCGTCCCGGAGCCGGGAAGACAGCGAAGGCACTGCAATACGCATACGGCGTGGCAAAGCATAACCCGGACGCTGGCCCGGTTCTGATATGGTCACAGGAAATGGACCGGGACGAATTGGTAGACCGGCTTGTTTCGATGGTTTCCGGCGTGAACTACCGGCGCCTGATAAACAAAGGCGGCGAGGAAGGTTTCTCCGACGCGGAATGGGAGCGGATAAATCGCGCCTATGATGAGGTGTCGAGGCTGCCGATCTTCATTCAGGACAGCGCCGGGGTGACAATCCAAGAGGTCAGAGCAACGGCGCGGCGGTTTCGGAAGCGGTACGGCAAGCTGGCCCTTGTGATCGTGGACTATCTGCAGATCATGGAAATTCCTCAGAAGAAGAACGAAACCCGCGCAGCGGCGATCGGCCGGGTGACCAGCGCGGCCAAGCAAACGGCCCGTCAACTCAAATGCGTGTTCATGCTCCTGTCGCAGCTTTCGCGGAGCAGCGAAAACCGTGACGATCCGAAACTGTCCGATCTGAAAGAATCCGGTTCGATCGAGCAGGACGCAGACGTGGTGGAGTTTCTCTGGGACACGGACGAGTTGAGCGGAAGCGCCAAAGTAGTGCAATCCATCTTCGCCAAGGGCAGAAACATTGGAACGCGAAAATTCCGCCTCGCCTTTGAATGGTGGATTCAACGCTTTCTCGAACTCGAGCCAAAAGGAGGTCCGGCAGACGATGGCAAAAGGAAAGCGAATCGCAAATGACGAGGAGTACGAGCGTTCTCTCAACTGGTTGGTTTCCAAGTCAATCGAACTCGAAGACCCGCTGCTTGATCCGGCTGAGAAAGAGAAGCTGCAGCGCACATACGATTATGTGGCCGAAGCGGTCCAACGATACCGGCGCGGGCAGATGGTGAAAGAGTATCCGGGGCTGCGCGAGCAATACAGGATACTCGGATGGGCTTACGATGAGCCGGTTGAGCAGGAACAGAAACAATCGGAGCCCGCAAAGCCGCCGGAACCCGAATCTGTGGAAGAAAAACCGGAAAAGCCTGCAGCGGCTGCACTTGCGAGTTGGTTGGACGATGATTAATGCCACCAAGGAACAACTCTACCAATATGCCATAGATGCCGAGATGCCGCTTGATAATCGCTACAAGGCCGCGAGAGAGTTGCAAAGGCGCAGATTCGACCCCGACATGCTCATCGACCTGGTCCGCATGTGGCCGAAGCATGACGCCTCGGAAATCGCAGACTACCTCGGGCTGCCGGTTAGAGTGGTTATTGGAGCAGCGAAAAGATACGGCCTGAAAAGGAGGGCATGAACTTGTTCGAAGGATGCAAATATCCGGATTGTGACAAGCGGGCAAGAAAAACATGGGCGCTGGTGCCGCTTTGTGACGAGCACTACGAGGCAATCCGGTCGGAAACAGCATGGTATTACAAAGGCACGACCAATGCGACATATGCAGATCGCACGGAATATATGAAAATCGCGAAGCTGATCCCTTGGTCGCGGATCAATATGGGGGAGGTGCTGCCGGATGGTTCGATTAGGCGAGATTGATTTTGAGAAATTGGAAGCGAGAACTCGTGAGAGGATCGAATCTATGCAATGCGTGTCTCAAATTTCGGTCCAGATTGCGATGCTTTCGATGCGGCTGGCGAAGGAATATAGAATGAGTCCGGCGCTGGTTGTGAAGATCATCGGGAAAATAATCGAGGAAGGCGGTGCAAAGCCGTGAGATATGTCGGGATTGATCCTTCGACCAAAACGGGATTCGTGGCGTTGGACGAGGGCGGAAACGTCCTTCGCGCCAAGGAACTTATCGGCGTCGGCAACGAGGACCCGAAGCGAATGGCTTCGCTGATCGGTGAGGTGATGTCGTTCGTAAAACCCGACGACATCATCTGCATTGAGGGCTTCGGATTCTCGTCGCAGCAGGCCATCCAGCTCGGGGGGATAGGTTGGGGAATACGGATCGCGTTATTCCGGCGCGGGATCTCCTACACCGAAGTCAGCCCCGCGGCCGTAAAGAAGTTTGCGACAGGGAAGGGCAACGCCAAAAAGGACGAAATGGTGCTGCCTATCTACCGCAAATGGGGCTTCGAGCACAGCAGTGACAATGTGCGGGATGCGTTCGTGCTGGCGCATATTGCGCGGGCACTCTCTCCGAACGTGGAAATGCGTGTTACTAAGGAACAGCTTGAGGTATTGCAGGCGATCAAAAACCCGCCTGAAAAGAAACCGAAGCGCAAGAAGGTGGCACGATGAAACCGGGTGACAAAGTGCGCAAAACATTGACCGTGCTGAAAACAGACAAGCGCGGCATCCCGACGGTTTATGCGATCGATGAACTGCGGTATGTGATTTTGCCGGAAGACGTCGAGAAAGCGGTGCAGAAATTGAGGGCGAAGGAGGGAAAAAGGAAGGATGAGCGACAAAAGCAAGATTGAATGGACTGACGCGACCTGGAACCCGGTAACGGGCTGCACGAAAGTCTCGGAAGGCTGCCGGAATTGCTATGCCTTGAAATTTGCGGAACGGTGGCGCGGCGTGAAGGGGCACTACTACGAGAACGGCTTTGACATCACGCTCCGGCCGGACAAGCTCGACCAACCGCTTCGATGGAAACGGCCCCGGCGGATATTCGTGAACAGCATGAGCGATCTGTTTCATCCTGACGTTCCGGACGACTTTATTGACAAAGTATTCGCAGTCATGGCGCTTTGTCCGCAGCATACGTTTCAGATTCTTACGAAGCGACCAGAGCGGATGGCCAAATATTTCCGACTTTATAATCGCGACGAGAAGATCGGGCATGAAGCGATGTACCTTTACGAGCAATTCGGAGGGCGTGGGGATTGCAGCTTGGCAGCCGGACTGATTCATGGACCGGGAAAGATTAGCAATCATCCTGCTATCCCAGAACATCCGAACGCATGGCCCCTTCCCAACGTCTGGCTGGGCGTCAGCGTGGAAAACCAACGCGCGGCCGACGAACGGATTCCGCTGTTGCTCCAGACGCCGGCGGCGGTGAGATTTCTGAGCATGGAACCGCTATTGGGACCGGTGGATTTGTCCAAGTGGAAACCATTCGACTGTGAATGCTATTGCCAAGATGATCCGGAGGGCTGCAAACCGCGACTGACAAACGGGTGCCCGGAAAGCGCGATCGATTGGATCATCGTCGGCGGCGAGAGCGGCCCCGGCGCCCGGCCTATGCACCCGGATTGGGTGCGGAGCCTGCGGGACCAATGCTTTGCCGCGGGGGTGCCGTTTTTCATGAAGCAATGGGGAGAGTGGAAGGAGACGGATTTTTCCGAGCCCATCAAGACACCAAGGACTTTTATCAACGCTGAGGGACATCGTGTTAATCAACTGTTGCATGATCCTTTGTCATACGTACACATGGTTCGCGTCGGAAAAAAAGCCGCCGGTCGAATGCTGGATGGCCGGACGTGGGATGAGTTTCCGTCATAAATGCTTTGTCATGCCCATAGTGCTACGACCTCGTATCAGCCCGATACAGACGCGCAATAGTTGCGGTAATGGTTTTATACTTCCGCATTATAAAAAACGCCTCAGCGGGGCGCACAGAAGCCCACAGAGGCACATCCAAACCAAAGGAGCGAATGAACAATGAAAACCACTCTGAACGTGCTTTTCAAGAAGATTCAGAAGGACGACAAGAAAGAAGTTCTCTTGTTTCACATGATGGGCGATGAGCTGCCGCACGCGCAAGCGCTGGTAGAACTGGCCGGCGGTATCGTGGTGATGGACATCGAAGGTTGCGATGCCGGAGAGATCATGGCCGAATTCGCCAGTCTGCAGCGTGACAGCAAGAAAACGGCACTCAAATTCAACGTGAAGGGCGACAGCGAGGAAAAGGCAATCGAACTCTATCCATTCGCCGGCCGAAATGTCACGCTCAATCTGCAAGCCTCGCAAATGTCCATCGACGACTACTATGGCGAAGAACCACACGACGGCATCGAATACCGCGTGAACCCGGACGGCACCGTTGACGCCGACCCTAATCAAGTAACGATCGACGAAGCTGCGGTGAGCGCCGAAAAAGTGTCCGACTTGGAAATGGAGCGAAAGAAGCGCGGGTGCAAGAAGAAGGACGAAGCACCGGGGCCTCTGCCGTTTGCCGATGACGATGACGACGAGCTGCCGATTTGAGGCGAGGCAGCGATATGATCCTGTTCAAGCGTGAGCATGTCCCGATGATTTTGTC